CCAAACTATCAACGTATGCCCATCATACTGACCTGTTGCCATTATGCAAACCCCAAAGGCACGGCCCAACAAAAAACCGCCCCCCGAAAGGGGCGGCCTTTGCCTAGCTGGGATGTAATCCTACGCCAAGGCTTCCTCAATCTCCTGTCGTAGCTCTCTGATTTTTTCGCTTGTGCGTTCGTCGTATTGCCATATAGGAGTCTTCATGCAATCGGCATACGCCAGTCGTAGCTCTCTGATTTCTTTCGTGAACTGGCGGGGGTCGGTGGTGCTTTGGCCTTGATCGTCCATGTGCTTAATCTCTATCAACTGATGCCCTAATACTACACTCGGGGTTTGCATGGTGTCAACCACTATCGGGCCATAAAAAGCCAATCCCCCTGCCGGAGCAGAGGGGTCAGCCCGTTGATAGTGTGGACGCATGGCAATGCAGAACCACGAACCCATTCTAGCGCAATCAGGGGCCAGCCTTACCGCACGGGCGCGACAAACCCGAACAGCAATATCCAGCACGTGAGAATGAGCAGGACAGCCAGTCCCACCCGCTCATCGTTGGTCAGGGGGTCGCATTTTCGCACCGTCCCTGGGGCCACCCAGGTGTCCGGCCAATACAGCCTGCTGTAACAACAGCAACCAGCGGAATTGCCGCACGCTCCCAAACCAGCGGAAGCCGTCAGGCGGTACACGCCTCGTACGGCGGTTGGGGTTCGCGTTGTCGTTTCCTGTAGGTGGCATAGGTGGTCACCGCCAACACAGCAATCAGAACGAGGCTATTTCTTACCGTGATCGGCAACGCCCTGTCCCACAAGGTAAGCCGACACGATGACCATCAAATTCTGCCCGACCTGCTGGGCCTGCTCTGGTGAGATCCAAACGGCCAGCACCTGCACAACCAGACCGACAACGGCAACCCACAATTTTCTGGATTGGAGTCTCGGTGGAATGTTCACATCACGCTCCTAACGCTGCTGTACGCCCCATAGGGGCGATTTTATCCGCTTTTGGGGTATGTGTACCCCTAAATCTTTCCAGCCCATTCTGCGTTCTCAGCGGCCAACCGTTCGCGATCCTCTGGCAGCACACCGTCACCGGCACGATTCAGCGCCCTGATGGTCCAGCCCAGCGAGCTTCCGCTTTTGATGAACTTGTTGTAATTGGTATCAGCCCTCGCCCGTTCCTGGCGTAACTCGGCTTCTAATTTGCTGACTCGTTCATCCACGTTGTCATCTCCTATGTCGAGGCCTTCACCATACGGTTCAGGCATAAATGGCCCTGGGTCGATGCAGAACGAACCCCAGCGAGTTGGGAAGTAGTCAACCCCCATAGCTTCGACGGAATCAGAAAACCGGATTTCGTAGTGGAGGTGCGGCCCGGTCGAGAAACCACTGGTATCGCCGTCCATAATGTGCTGGCCTGCGGCTACGTCCTCCCCGACCTGCACCTGTGCGGATTGCGGCGTGCCGTGGGCATAGCGGGTGCGCCCACCAAACTCGTGGGCAATCTCGATCCACTGCCCATACCCTTCAGCGTCCCAACCCACGACAGTTACCCTTCCGGCTCCGGTCGCCAAAATCGGGGTTCCCACGCTGATCGCGAAGTCGATACCGTTATGCCCCGGATACCCGAAGCGGCGGTATATGGGTTCGTTCTCGCCCCAGCGCTGAGAAATCCAGAATGAATCCTCGGGACACGGTAGAACCAGCCTCATGTCGCCACCCTTAGAAGTGGAGGTTGAACCGCTTGCTCTGGCGGTTTATGCGGCTGCGGCGGTAGGCCGCCTCGTTGCACAACGGGCAGGCCCAGCGCACGGCGCGGGATGCCGCGAACGATTTGCGACACCAGCTTCTCCGGTAGGCATCCCTGGATGTGCGGATGGTCTTGCCGCACTCGGCGCAGGAAATCACGCGGCCCCGGCCAGCATCCAGATAAGCGACGCCCAGCCCCCGAGATTGAGGGCGCCGATACTGATCGCCAAGCGCATCGCCCGATTTTCGGAACTGGTGATTCGTTCCCTGAGGTTACGTTCGCGAGAGTCTATCTCTGAGCGCGGCACCACTACCCGAGTGACCTCAACCTGAAACGACGCGAGCTGGTTGGTTAATTGCCTTAACTCGTCGCGTTCAGACAGCACCTGTGGCGCTATCGGGCAGTGGTCGAGGCTCACGGTTACCGTTCCTGCGTTCGCGGCAGACCGTCCGGCCATGCGGCGTCGAGGTCATCGGCGTTCGCGTGCGCCGATAGGTCGAACTCCTGCGGAATATCCCGCAGGGCTTGTTTTTCCACACTGGCGTCATCCTGTGCATCGGGGTCACCGTTCTCGACGGCTCGCATAAACGTGACGTCCAATTCGGCCAGTTGCTTATCGCGATCCACCCGAATGGCGTCCATATGGATTTCGCGAGCCTTCGGCATATCTACATCTACGGTCGCGCCATCATCGGCCCATGCGTTACGGAACAGGCGTGATGCTGGAATCTCGTTGTCCTCGACCACGCGATGCTCCACCCCGTCCGGCACGTTGCGTGCTACGCACGCAGCCAGAAGCGCGGCTTCATCGGCGTAAAAGCCTTGATCGATTGAATCATAGACCGGAACCACCACGCAGAGATTACCCGTCGTAGGGTCGGTGTAAATAATCTTCATACCTGTGTACCCCATCCTGCTACATGAAGATAGGTTCCGTCGCTTAGCGTGCCGTTGTTATCGGTGATACGCATGGCGACGGAGCCAGCGAGTTGCCCACTACCACTGGGAACGTCCACGTTGGTTGATCGCGTGTACGGCGTCTCGGTGCAGGCGGTCACTGCCCAGCTAGCGCTGGTGAAATCGTCAGCAATCGTGACCGTGAGTAGCCCGGTGCCAACGTCAGTAACTGAGGTGACGTTATACGAGGCAAGAACCGAGGCATCGTACCCCGTCTTGACCCAGAATTTCCCCACTCCCGGACTGAAGCGAATTAGGTCCGGCGCCGCGTATGTATCTTCGTTGGTTTCGGCTTCCAGCGCAGCCTGATTCGCCTGCGAAGGACCGCCGCCTGCGCCGCTCTGGATCTGGCCTGAGCCAATTTTGAGCAACTCCCCCGGCAGGTCAAAAAGCACGCTGCCAGTCGAGGCGTGCGAAGTCACTACAACACCAACCCGTTGACTCAACTGCGCTGAGCCGGTAAGTGCGGTGGCGGTCCAGCCGCCCGCAGTGGCTGACAGATATATCGGGTCACCTACTGACGAACCACTGGTGTCGAGGCTGCCCAGCGTATACCCGCGAAATGCGTAGCCCGCCGCGCCATTGGCGATGTCGGCCTGCAACACATACTCAGCCAACCGACTGTCGCCGTCGGCCTTGGTGACCTGCGGGGCGCTCGTGCTGGCGTCATACCCTGACACGTAGACCAGCGTTCCAGCCGTAAGCGTCCCCCCCGTGCTGTTGTCGACGGGTATGCCCAGCCGTATCGACTGGATATGTCCCGTGCTGGTTTGCCCCGCAATCCACGCTTCGTTGCTGACCACGCCATCCCAGATAACCTCCGTCAAAACGTCCCCCGTGGCCCTATCCAGGGTATCGGGGTCACTCCACGATTCAGTCACGGCCATGATTTATGCTCCTATATATCCTTCGCCGACGCCGGTCACGCCGATGATAAGTGGCCCCGTGGCTGGCACCTCACTGAGTAACCAGTCCGTTCGTAGGCGCGAACCACCGCCGAAGACATCCGCAGTATGACTAACCTGCTCGATGAAATACTGCTTCGCCGATGTTCCACCAAACGTCTCGGTAATCGTTACACGGTCATTGAGGTCACGCGCCAGCAGGTCAGCCGTGCTGCTGGCTGCCGATACGAAACTCGCGCGGGCCGGGGTCTTGGGATCCTTGAAGCGCAGCACCCGCAGCCTGGCACGGCTCAGGGCTTCGGCGTCGGTGTCCAGGTAGGCCGTGGCCGTGTCGCCCATATCGCGCTGGCCGAACGCATTGATGCTGTCGGTGTCGCTGGCGCTTTGCGTGCTGCCGCCGTCACGGGTCACCGAGGCCGCATTGAAGATGGTGGCGATATCGTTGGACGAATCCCATCGCATCAGGGTATTCGCAGCCCCCGTAATGGTGCTGCTGCTGGTGGTGCTGGCGTACCTGGCGTTGCGGTTCTCAAAGATAGCGACCCCCGAGCCATTGATGTAAAAGACCCCCATCTCGGCTTCGAGCAATCCATTGATCAGGTCGAGGCTGCTGCTGCTGCCATCGGCGCTGAAATCCGGGATGCTGTCGCCGGTATCCAGTGACCGCAGGCTGCCAGGCCATCCAATCTCATCCAGCACGGCCTTGATCGCGGCCCCCGTGGTGGTGCTGCCCAGGGCGCTGATCGTCGGCTGCCGTTGTGATAGCCATGAAAACAGGTCGGCACATTCCAGCGTTGTCACGGGCCGGTTGGGATCGGACTGGGAGTGGATCGACAGCAGGAACCCGTAAAAGATCCCGTAGGTGGTGCCGTCATAGGCGGCCTTAATCCGTATGGCCCGCATGGGCTTCACGTTCGGGTACAGGCTGCTGGACGTGTTCACGGGGTTGTATTTGCCCGACTGGTCCCGTAGCTGAACCGTTGCAGTACCACTGAGTAGCTGGCCCAGGTCGTCACTGCGGCCACGGGTCAGGGTGAATAGTTGGCAGTCCTCGGTGACGTCCTCAAAGCCCGCATCAGCAGGCCATCCACTGATGACATCGGTGCCGCCCACCGTGCTGACCCCAATCCGAAAGAGTCCCTCAACCGAGCCGCCCCAAGCGACCTCTACGGTGTATTCGATCCCCATCGTTGCCATTACACCACCACCGCGTTCACGTTCAGCACGCCGTCATTCAGCCGCGTGGCGTTTCGCATGGCGTTAACCGCCAGCGTTTGCAATTGCCGCTCACTGATGACGCTGCCCTGCACGATGATGGTCTGCTGCACAGCACCGCCCGCTTGCCCGGGCCGGGTAACGCTGACCCGTTCACCTGGTGTAGCCGCAAATGACACCAACTGCGAATCAGCCCCACCGCTGCCAGGCACCGTAAATGCTCCACCCTGCTGGAACGCCATACCCTGGCCGAAGCTGAAACCCGCCAGGGTCCCCTCTGCAAATTGCATCCGTTGAGCCGCACTCAGTCCGGCGATCTGGCCCATCGCCCGCTCAAGTTCTCGCTGTGCGTTGGCCTCGCTTAGCGCTCCAAGCCCCACCTGTCGCGCCTTGCGCTGGGCCGCAATGGTCCGCGCTTCCGCAATGCTGACCGGTCCCCTCGGTGGGGCCACGCCTGCTTCTTTCGCCCGCGCAACATCAGCGCGGTGGGCAATGCTCGCGGCAGCCTCGGTTGCACGGGTGGCTTGTACCGTCGCCTGCTGTACATCCCGCTGGGTCTGGGCCGCAACCTTGGTGGCTTCAACCTGCGCTTCCTGGCTGGCAATCACCCGTTCATTCGCCCGCTTTAAGCCGTCCAGCTTCTCAATGAATCCATCCACACTCTTGCCGGATTCCTCACCCCAGGCCCGTATGGTCTCTTCCAATAACTCAAAGCCTTCCTTGGCCTGTTCGATCCCAACCCCGGCCAGTTCACGATAGGCCTGGTCCAGCACCTCGGCTTCCAGCCCGATGGATTCCAGCGCGAATTGAATATCACTGGTGGCGCGGTTGAGGCGGCGTGTGGCTTTCTCAGCCTCCGATAAGCCGCCCGCGTAGCGCCTGATACTCCGATCCGTTTTCTCGGTTGCGGTGCCAACCCCGTTTATTTCCTCATCAAGATCCCCCAGGGAATCGTTGAAATCTTCAGTGGCAATCGTGGAGTAATAGAGTTCGTTCTGGGCGTTTTTCAGTGATCGCTGAAGCGCCATTACCTCTGCGGTGGCATCACCCACGGACAGGCCCGCCTTGACCAGCCCCACATAGAGAATCTCAAGCTGCTCGCTGACCGTTGGCATGGTCGCTTTTGCGAGCGTGTCGAAGATGCGCTCAGAGATCTCGTTTTCAACATTCAGATTCCGCAGCGCTTCTTCAGCCGCGTGAATTGCATCCACATGGGCCGTCCGTGCCGCCGCCAGTTCTTCTTCTGCGGCCCTAGCCCCCTCTGCCGCATCTTCGGCTTCCACCTGGGCGATGATGAGTTCGCGGGTGGCACCCTCCACCTCCCCCGTGGCAGTCACATTGACGTTAAAGGCTTCGGTGGCATCTGCAACCAGCCGGGCATACTCATCGGTCGCCTGGCCTGCCGATACCGTGATGCCGATGGCGTCGGTAATGCCCTGGGTCATGTCCCGAACCGTGCTGCCCAAATTGCCCATTGCATCGCTCAGCCCCACGGTGTAATCGCCCCACCAGCCGAACTTCCTCCCAATGTTGGCAATCGTCCACGCCAGCGTAGTGATGGACGCCACCACCAGTAGCACGGTTGTGGCTGCAACCAGGGCCGGGGCAGAGATGGCCCCAAACAGGCCGATCATCGCAGGAAGCGCTGCCGTTTTTATCAATATCATCGCCTGTGCCAGCGCCTGGAACCCTTTGACCACGGGCGGCAACACGATGGAGGCGATCCCCAGCACTCCTGCCAATACGCCGAACTTCGCGATGTTGTCCCGCAACTGGGGATTCATATCGGTGATGAACTCCAGCAGCCTGTTCACATGCGGCAGCAGCTTGGTCCCCAGTTCAATGCCCATGATTTTCGCCTGGCTGGTCATCTTCTCGAACTGGCGGCTGGTGCTTTTTTCCATTTCCTCGAAGGCTTTCTGAGCCGCACCCCCAGCCTCGCCCATGTTCTTCACGTTCTTGGCAAAGGCTTCAGCGTTATCGCCCGTGATTCCGAGAATGGCCTGCACGCCCTCGATACTGCCCAGCAGCTTGGTCATTTCCGATATGGAGCCGCCCGTGGCATCGGTCACAATTTTGGCGGCCCCCGCCAGTCCCAGTTGACTGACCGCCAGTTCCCCAGACTCGAACCCCTGCCGCCTGAAGATCGCGGTGAGGTCATCGCTGGGCTTGGTTAGCCCCTGGATGGCGGCCCGTAGCTGCGTGGTGGCAACCGTGGTGGGCGTTCCCTGGGCTGTGATGGTCGCCATTGCTGATGATATTTCTTCAAACGAAACGCCCGCAGCGTTGGCAAGGGGAGCCACGTTGAACAGCGCCCCCGACAGTTGGGAAAAGTCGGTCTTCCCGGCCTTAACGGTAGCGAACATAACGTCCGCAGCCTCTTGTGCGTCGATGGATTCACCACTAAAGGCGTTCATCACCGTTGTCAATCCATCCACCGCCGTCTGGGTATCGGTGACGCCCCCAATCGCGGCCTTGGATGCGATCTCCAGAAATTCAAGGGCGCTTTGGCCGGCAGGCACACCGGCTGATATGGCCTGGTAAAGCGCACCCGTAGCTTCTACCGCGTCAATCCCCAGAGACTTGGATAGATCCAGAACGTCCTGCTTGATCGCGTCAAGGTTGTCGGCCACCTCGGGCGTCAGGGTGGCGACCTCCCGCATTCCCTTGTCAAAGTCCGAGGCCATCTTGACCGATGCCCCAGCCACGCCAATGGCGGCCACGCCCACCAG